CTGCTACCCAATCACCAAACTTAACAAACCCAATTTTTAGTTTTTGCATTGCATAGACCCATTCTTCTTCTAAAGATAATCCTATTCGTTTAGGCATTGTAGCAAACCATATTTCAAGAGATTCCATAGAAGCCCAAAAGCCATTCTTTATACGTGCATAAGTATCGGTCAGCATTGTCATTAAGTCTAGTTCTGGTAAGGCTAATTTAATATCGAATTTAGAAGCAACCCATTCTACTAATGGAGTTATAGCCTTGTCGTAAATCCATTCAGCTAAACTAGCTTTTTCACCGAGCCATTCTTTTAATCGTGTTTGCATAGCTTCTATAACATTTAGTTTACCAGTGAACAGATCACCAAACCATTTAAAAGCTTTTTCACCTATTCCAAAAACTCCATTAATCAGCCCTTTAATACTATCTTCAAAGCTAAATTCTTTTATAACTCTAAGAGCTTCTCCTTTTAGTCCTTGACCAGGTATAACCTTACCTTCTTCATCTACTTCTACTCCTAGCAAGTTCTTAAGTATCCAGGTCATACCTGATTTAAGTAAATCTAATGGTGCACCAATGAAGTCAGCTATAGCAGTAGAGAACCCCGCTTTAAACTTTTCATACAAACCACCTTCTTCTGCGTTAAAAGCTTTAACACCATCAAAGAGTGATATAAGAATACCGATTGGAGCCATTATCTTACTAAAAATACTACCAAACGTTTTGGCGCCACTAATAAACGGGTCTAAGAATTTAAATAATCCAGCACCTGCTCCTTTAATAAAATCAGTAACTCCAGTGGCAAAGCTACGTACAGGGTTTAATATTTTACCCATAGCAGCTGTTGCTCTTAAGGCTAAAGATCCTTTAGCACTTACCTTCATAGCATCAGTTGGATCTTGAATAGGTTTTAAGTCTGCTCCAATTCCAAATGTGTTAAGAAATTTAGTTCTTAAAGCTTGTATCCTGTTGTTAACAGCTTCTTCAACAGACATTACTTTAGTAAGATCACCCTTTTTACCTAGACCTGATATTTTTTCTCCGTCAGCTCCAATACCAAACACTCTTCTTAGTAATCCTAGTTTAAGACTGTTAGCACCCTTTGTAGCTATATCACCTAATGTGCTTAGTCCTGTTTTAACCTTTTTAAGAGCACCAACTTCCCAACCACGCAACCCAGCTAATCCAGCACTAAAAGCGCCTATACCAGCTAAAAGAGGTTTAATCATTGCGGCTGGGTTAAGTAAGCTAAAAGGATTAATTATTGACTTGGCTGTTTTTTCACCAGCTTTGAACGCGCCTGATTTAGTAGTAGCTTGACGTTTACGTTGTTTATCAAGCTTACTTTCTAAATCATCTCCGTCCGGAGTCATCATTTTTACTAGCTTATCTAGATTCTTATTTGTCTGAGCAGTAGCTTTATTATTAGCTTTTAATTCAGCTACTACATCACTTAATGTTTTCTCTACAGCCATTACTTTTGCTCTCTTCTTAGCTCTTCTTCTTTTAAATACTCTATTAGCAAGGAAACATAAACTTCACGTTCCCAAGGAACCATTTCGTCTATCTCACCCAAACTATATTTATGATGTTGCATTAAAGAAAAGTTAGTTTGGAAATGAGTGAATAAATCATTGTGAGATAGACACACTAAAAAAAACTTTGCATTCCTTGTAATACTTGTTTATTATCCTTTTCACACTTACCACATTTAAATACCACATCATGAGATAAAGCTGGCATTTCTGAAATAAAATTCTGTAACTTCTCAAATTGTGATCTATTCATTGATTCTAGAAAATCTTGAATCTCTGCTTCTGTCTCACCTTTTAAGTCTATTCTTTCTTCTCCAGTATGTACAGCTGCTAATGAAGCTCTCATTATAGCAAATGCTTGATCTGTTTCAGAACCATCTAAGTCCATTTCTACAACAGTAGAGTAGGTAGGCCATTGCATTTCTACTACAATATTATCTCCTAAATCAAGCATAAAGTCTGTCTCAGGAATGGTAATACCAATCTCTTCTACGTTAATTACTACTTCATTCTGCTCACTACAGTGCTCACAATTTACACCTAATTTAGATGTTTCTCCTACTGACTTAGCTCTTAGTTTAGTAAACATATACTCTACATCAAATGTAGTCAGCTTATTTTTTTTAACACCATCTTCTATACAAGCATCTAATGTATCTACAATTGAATGCAACATTTGATTAGTATCATTTGATTCCATTGCAATCATCAGTACCTTTTCTTCTTTAACTAAAAAAGGTCTAAATCTAACTTTTTCTTTAGAAGATGGTATAACCATTTCATACTTGGGGTGTGCGTTAATCTTTGGCAATGCCATAATTTATCATCCTTATTATTTCGAAGTCCAGTTCGTATATGAAAGCTGAACAGTGAGCTTAACAAGACCGTCTTGCTCATCAGTAAATTCAATTCCATTCATTGTTGTTGGGAAGGCATCTTTTAATGTACATTCATACACAATAGAATCCCTTGTTCTTATATCTAGATCTAGATTCAATCCGAAGATTTTATCTACAGGAAAGTCAAATGCCATTCCTTTTTTAAGTTGTTTTACCTTTACTTGCTCAGTAAAATTATTTGCATATCCTATTTCAAAAGTGTCTTGATTAATAACCTTATTCTGCCAGGTCTCAAAATATCTTCTTATATTATAATCATTCATAACATGAAATGTAAGACTAATATCATCAGAAGCAAATCCGTTTGGCATCTTACGAGCTTTAATACCAATTAATCTTTCTTGAGTCATTATCTGTCTACCAGGAAGATTAACGTTAGTACAAAGTATATTAAGATCTCTTGTATCATACCGCCCGTCTAATGACGGTAATTCTACTAAGAACTGATTAGCTGATGCAAAACCTCTACCTTTAGATGCTACACCTTTTAATTGATCAATATTCATCTTAACATCCTTCTTGAATCTGCATACACTTTATTACCACTAGACTTCTGCCAATCAGCAAGAGGAAGAAACGTTGCAATCTCCCATTCAGGTGCTGGTACGATAGCAAATCTACTCTTTACATGATCAGTAAGATAATGCTTAAAGCATGGAGCAAAGTATTTTGTACGAGCAGATCTTTTTAGATAGTTATAGTTAACCGCAAATCTAGTCTTCTCATCATATGCTTTATTATTAGTATTATCTAATAGTACATCTAAGAACTTAGCTCTGAGTACTGGAGGTAAGTAATGTAAGTTCAAACCGTAGAACCCTCCTTCAGCTTTATCAACAATAATAGTTAAAGGAAAAGAGTCATAGTATGGAAGCTTGTCTTTTGTCTTTGGATTATAAAAGAACATTGCCATAGCACCAGGTTGAAACTTACCAACTAGCTCTATAGGCTCTTCTTTCATAAGCTGATTACGATTAACACGCCTCATCGTTTGTGCTTTCTTACGAAACCAGTCTCTTGATTCTGCTGTTCGAGGAGTTATTCCTTTTCGGAATGCTTCCATCTCTAATGTTTGAAATAAGTTGCTCATACCGGTATTTATGTCTTTTTTCTAGGCTTTTTCTTACGAAAGGGCTTTAAAGGTTTAAGAGGTTTTAAAGCGCCTTTCTTTGATTGTTTAGGCATAATGCCCATCTCAGTTAGAGTCTTCTCTGTCCATATCTGAAACTCCCAACCTCTATCTTTAGCATAACCTTCAGCAGTTTCCCACTTGTTCATATTCTTAACATAGGTCATAGCTTCGTTTATATAACGTTTAGACTTGTCAGGTCTCTTAGGTGGTCTTGTCTCTTTATCAGGCTTTACTTCTACAAGTATTGTTCTACCTGACTTATATGTTATCTTAAGGTCCATAAAATAACGATGCATACGTTTATCCACATCCCAGAAGTATGGAATAACTACTTCTTCTGATGACCAATTACGTATATTTGGATTGTTATCACACCAAACAAAGCAATGTCTCTCCCACATTGAACGGTAAGTCACCTTATCTGCATCGCCTTTGTACTTGCTTCTGTGTTTAACTAGATATTTTCCGGAATAAGCCATATAAATACTTTCATAAGATAACCCTATTTATTGGATATTTAACCATGAATGATGCACAACGTAGAGCTGACACTGCTGCACAATACTCTAAATATAAGTTCCCTCTTAACAATGAGGAGCAAAAGTATGAAGCCCGTATAACATTTAATGCTAGAGAAGTTCAATCGTTTGATGTAGATTTTTTGTTTGATATTGTAGGCGCTGCAAAGAACAAAATAGTAGAACCTACAGGACCTGATGATGTTATAGCTAATGCAGAGCAGCAAGCTGAAATAGATAAAGCAACAGCTGCAGCTGTAGAAGCTGCTAACAAAGGTGCACCTGATTCTCAACCTATGATAGCTGCTACCGGTCAAAGATTTAAGGGAGGTTCTAAAGGTAAAGTATCTTTATATTTACCTCAAGCTGTACAAATTAATGACGGAGCTTCATATTCAAATGTTGATTTAGGTATTATGGGTGCTGGCGGAGCAGCTGCTATGGCTGAAGGGGCTAACTTAATACCAGCTTTAATGGACGGTATTGGTAACTCTGCATCTTCTGTTATTGATGCTATGATGGGAAGAGCTGCTAATAGTACTGATATAGCCAGACTAGCTGTAAATAGAGCAGCTGGGTTTCTTCCATTTGGAGAAGGGTTTAAAGGAGCTGTATCCTCAGCTACAAGAGTGTCAGTTAATCCAAACACAAGAGCATTATTTAAGAGTGTGCCTCTAAGAGAGTTTACATTCACGTTTAAAATGATACCTACATCCAAAGAAGAGACAGAGCAGATTAAAGGTATAATTAAATTCTTTAGAACCAACCTCTATCCGGAAGTTATTGATATGGGTGGTATACCTGCAGGTTTTAAATTTCCTCATGTATTTGAGATAAGTTTAAAGTATGCTAAGAATAAAGATCTTGCAACAAAGATTCTTCCATCTTATATTAGAAGCTTTGCTGCTACGTATAACGCTTCAGGTATGGGCTTTTTAGAAGGTGGGGACTTCTCTGAAGTAGATATTACAATGTCCTTCATTGAATCTGGTACGCTACATAAACAGCTAGTAAAGGACGGATATTAATATGTATTTTCAAAGATTTCCATTCGTAAATTACAACTTCGGTAATAATGAAGCTGATACTATCTTTCCTAATATATCTGCATACATAGACATTGTCGATCAATTAAGAGATGAAGTTGCTTTTTATGAGAAGTATACTATACTGGATGGTGATAGACCTGATGTGCTATCTCAAAAGCTGTATGATACTCCTGATTACCATTGGACATTCTTTTTTATGAATGATGGATTAAGAGAATCAGGTTGGCCTCTACCTGAAAGAGAAATGAGAGCTCTTGTTAAGAAAAGATACCCTCATAGAACTGTTACAACTCAAAGTAATATCGCGTCTAACTTTCTTCCTGGTGACTTTGTTATAGGAAAGACTTCTGGTACAACAGGTAGAGTAATTGAACGTAACTTAGATTTAGGTCAGATTGTTATTGCTTCTGATAAGAATGAAGCTGGGTTAAATAATAACTTTGGACAGACAGAGCAGATAGCGGCAGGTACTACTGCAGAAGAGCAAGCAGCAAACACAGCTACTCTTATTAGCGAATCTGTACAATACAATTCTACGCTGTACTATAAAAACTCATCCGGAGATATAGTAGATATTAATCCGTATAACCAAACAACGTCCGGTCTAGTACCTACAACTATTATGGAAGATAATATAAACTTTAATAATAAATTAAAAGAAATAATAATAATAAAACCAAGTAAGATAGTAAGTGTTGTAAGTGAATACTTCAAACTATTGAAAGCATAATCATGGCTGATACATCTCAGAGTCAATATATAATTGAGAGCGCTGTCTTTACTGCAGATAGATTTCCTGGATTAGAAAACAAACCAGTAGATTTAGCAAAGTCAATAGCTGAGCTCAACATATTTGAAAGCGTAGAGTTACCTTATCTTACTGGAACATGTGCTCTGGTAGATGATGTACGATTTAGAGACTCTGTTGGTATTAAAGGAAGTGAGCGATTAACCTTTACTTTACTTGCTAAAGAAAACGCTGCACCTATTATAAAAACTTTTATGATAACAGGTATAGCAACTAATACATCTGTTAATGAAAGAACAGAGTTACACACTCTCACTCTTATAGAAGAGCATGCATACCTAAGCTCTGTTATGAAAATAAGTGAATCATATACTGGTAATCCTGAACAAATAGTTATTAGCATATTAAACTCACATCTAGGCAAAGTTCTTAGACCTAATGCTAGAATAGCTTTACAGCAAAAGATGAAAGTTAATATCCCGTACTGGAATCCTTTACAAGCAACTGACTGGCTTAGAGATAGAATGTCTTCTTCTTTAGGTGCACCATATTTTCTATATGCATCATTAAGAGATGATTTATTAAGACTAGAAGACTTAGATAATATGATGAAGAAAGATAGTTGGAATAAAGATATTCCTTATTCTTATTCCCAAACCTCGCATAATTCAGTACCAGATACAGTAGGTCGTAAAGGATATCCTAGTAGTTTGCGTACTGATTATTTTCATGTTAAATCGTATGAGGCATCTCAGATAGAAAGTACTCTAAGACTTGCTCAAGGAGGAGCTATTGGGTCTGAATTTAAAACTATGGATTTAACTTCATCTAGTCAAACTGAAAAGAAACATCATAACTCTAATACCACATTAAGTAAATTTATAGAAAGTATTGAGGTAGACGCTGATCTAAACTCACCTATCGGTTATGATTCCCAATTAATGTTTTCAAAGGGAAATAACACTTTAAAAAATATTGGAGATTTTAATTCTAAAGTGTTTAGTGAAGTAGTAGCTTCCAGAAAGTTTTATGACACTGATGGTATAACTCCTATAGCTGGATATGCAGATGAACATCAACAAGAAGCTCTATATAAATTAAAGATTAAGTCAGCTGCATTAAGAGCTATTCTCTTAAATAATGTATTTGAAATATCAGTACCTGGTCAACCATATCTTTCAAAAGATATCGGAGTAGGTTCAAACATTTCGCTTAACTATGCACTTGCTTCTCAAGCAGACGGGTCTATAATGGCTGGAGATGTTGATAAGAACAAGTCAGGTAAGTTTTTAGTATATAGAACTAGACATAAATTTACTGAAGGAATGTATGATCTTAAGATGGATATAGTTAAGCTAACTGATAAGACAGGTGAAGCATGAGAACAATAAACACAGAGTTTTATGGTGATGACTCCAGATGGTTTATTGGAGTAGTTTCACAGATAGGTGATGTAAGAAACTTAGGCAGAGTCAGAGTACGTATATTTGGTATTCACAATGAAGATACTGCTAAGGTTAAGATAAGCGATCTACCATGGGCATCTGTTGTTGTACCTGTTACTCAAGGTGGTGTGTCTGGATCTACTATGCCTGATGGTATACAAGTGGGCGCTCAAGTCTATGGTATATTCTTAGATGGTAAACACTCTCAGAGTCCTCTTGTATTAGGATCTATACCTCACGATTCTGGGTTAAGAGTTATTGTAGATGAGCAGCCAGATCCTTATGTTCAACCAAAGGTATCTAAACCTACTAATAATACAGATGAACAAGGTAATATAGTTACTGGCTCTGGTGAATTAAAAGTGTCGCTAATAGGATCTTCAAGACAAGAGCAAGCATTTAACTTTTTTAAACAATATTTTCAATCAAAGGGTAATATTAGTAACCCAGGTAATTGCGCAGCTGCTTTTGTCGGTAATTTTATGCATGAAGCTGGCGCAGATTTAGACCCTGATACTTATGAAGTAGATCCTTTAGTATCTGGTAGTTTAGGAGGATACGGGATAGCTCAGTGGACAGGTCCTAGAAGAACTAACCTTATAAACTATGCTAATAATATTCCAGGAGCTAGCTATAAGAATTTCGAAGTGCAGTTATCCTTTGTTGTAGATGAGTTAGAAGATCCAAAAGCACAGCGGGGAAGAACATATGATAGATTAGTGCATGATAGTACTATTTTAAATTATACAGAGACTGTGCTTGCTTTATATGAAACTCCTCAGACAGTTTTAGATTATCATTCTGAATCAGATTTCTTAAAATATTATTTAAAGTATGCTAGAGCTGGAGGTATACGAAATGTGGCTAATCGTAGTTCTAGACAGAGTCTTGCTCTACAAGCTTATAAAGCTGAATTTGAAAAACGTCTTAAATCAGCTAAGTTTATTAACACTACATATGGAGAAGGTTAATGGCATCATTTACAGCGTTAAATTCTAAATTAAAAAGTTTAGTGTCTACATCTGGGTTTGATGTTCTTAGCAAAGAAACATCAAGTATAGCTTCAGCTGTACAAGCCTTAAACTCAACTAGTCTTGGCACAGAGTTAAATGAATCTTTAAGTGGTGTACTGGCATTAAACACTTCCGCAAAAGCGGCTTCTTGTATTGCTATCCTCACAGAGAACATACCTGGTATTACTGATCAGATAGTTAAAGATGTCAGTGCAAGTAAAACTCAACTGGAAGCTATAACTGGAGCTACTGCTGATAACGGGTTTCTAGATGTGGTTATTACATGCCCTACACCAGAAGGAATAAAAGTATCTCTTGGTGCTATAGCTAATCCTACTGATCAACAGACTCAAGCTATCCTTGCTAACACAACACCAAAGAAATATCAATCTCAGATTGCAGATATTACAATAAAAGATTTTAGTAAATTATCTACAGAATTTTCTACAGCGCTAACTTCTTTTGCAAATGCTTTTAGTAATCTGACTAATACACAAACAGGTAATGTACTTCAAGACATTCTATTACAAACAGATGATGCACCTATTAGTATGTTAGAAAACTTTGGAGTACCTAGATCTGAAGCACCAGCTATCCTTGTGTTACTACAAGGTAAAAAAACTACAGAAGCTATAACAAAAATAGCAGCATTAACAGGTAAAGATATTGAAACTGTAGAAGCATTTATTCCTACTATACCTACATCTCTAGACGCACAGCTAAAAGATAATAGTAAAACATCATCTACAGGTGTGTATGATGTAGCAAATAAAAATAACACATGGCGTGGTGCAGCAACTACTAATGAGTACTTTGATATTATTGCAACTCAAGAGCAGCTATTAATCGAATTTATTAAATGTCCTAGAGAGATAACTGAGATTGTATTTTATGGACATGAAATGACTGCTGATCAGATACTTACTGCAAAGGATATTCATGAATCTTATAATGCAGATGGTAATGATGGTATACCTTTTCATTATGTAGTACAGCCAGGAGGTAACCTACAGCGAGGTAGATCTATAGCTAAAGAAGGTACATACTCAACTACACATAATAAATTTTCAATAGGAGTAGTAGTACCGCACTATGTAAATGCTGAAGCTAAAGTACAGCAAGGAGCTACTATACGTCAGATTATAGAAGCATTTTATCATGTATGGCCAGGAGGTCAAGTATTTGATGCAAATGAAGATCTTGCAGAGTCTAATATACCTGTAGGAGTCTCAGTATCTAAATACACGGAATCCTTTAAAAAAGTAAATCATGGTGGGACTGGTAGATCTTTTTCTACTGCTCAATTAATTAATGCATCTCAAGGAGGTATATAATGGGTAAGACAAACAATGTAGAGTCATTAGTTAATAGAACAACAGTTCAAGGATCAGGCGCTGCTCAATCTCAAGGATTTGTATCTCATCCTTTTTCAGACGCTGCTGGAGCATATCCGTTTGCAAACGAAGAAGGTAAGCCGGTAACAACAAAGGGTGGTCAGTTAATTAATACTTATGGTGCAGATATTCCAGATGATACTATACAAGGTAATAGTTCTGGTACAGCGTCATGTTATACTCATACCACTCCAGCAGGACATACAATTGAATATAATGATACTCCTGGTTCAGAAAGAATTATGATTCGTCATATGAATGGGGATGGTATTAATATAGGTCCAGACGGTTCTATTATTATATCTGGCAAAAGACGTATTGATAAAGCTCAAGAAGATTACTTCCTCGAAGTAAAAAATGGTACAATGAAGTTTGAAGGTAATCTTACTTTAGATGTAACAGGTGACTTTAATGTTAATGTAGGTGGAGAGTATAATGTTAACTCTGCTAAGAAAACAGAAGTTGTTAAAAAGGGACCGTATGTTAGAACAATATCTGGAGATGATATTAAGACAGTAGACGGTAATCAAACTAATCTGGTTAATAAAGGTGGAGCTCATCAATACCTAGAAGGATTATCAACAATTGTTAAAGGAGATAGTCGATATATTGTAGATGGTCCTCATACAGAAGCGGTATCTAAAGTACTAACTATGACATCAGAATTAGAAGTTGTACTCACTTCACCTGAAGCCAACATAGCTGCTGATAACTTATCTGTATTTGGTGATACAGGTACAATAGGTGGTGAGAATATTATTGCGTATGTAAAGAATATATATGGTGTATCTGGAGACTTTAGTGCTAGATTTAAAGCGCCTGTATTTGAGGGTGACTTAGATGGTAATGCACTTACTGCAACCACAGCTGGCACATCACTGCATCAATCTTATCCAGATGGTACTGCTGCTCCATCTACATATACACCTAGTGTTGGTACTAATCCAAACTACACTGTAGACGATACAGAGATAGATGATACAGCAACAGCTCTACCTACAGCTACTCTTTTAACTGATTATAGAACAAAGAGTGCAAAAGGTGTTAAAGTTGTTAAAGTAGATCCAAATGATGTACAAAAGAACAACATTGACTTATCTAAAAAGACAGCTGGAGTAACTAACAGAGAGTTAACCATTGCAGAAATTAGACGGAAGATGAGAGATCCGGCTCACAGAGATAATACTGAGTTTACTGCTCTTATGGTTTCTCAAGAAAAACTTTCACCTGAGTTTGCAAACAGTTCACC